TTGGCTCTCAGAGAAGACACAGTTACTTTGGCTACTGAGTTATTTAAACCAACAAATATAAAAGAAGAAGAGGAATATTGGTAATGACAAATAAAGAATTTGAAAATAAAATACTAGAGGCAACTAAATATACTGGTTCTGGTATCAAGAAGAGCCTATCAGCATCGTCTGTAGGCAATGAAGTGCTGCAGAATTGGTTAAGAATTAAGTATGGAATTATTGATGATACTGAACTAGGTCAAAATACACTTGGTTCTATTTTACATCTTGGTATGGAAAAGATATTTGAATGTGGTAATTATAAGACTGAATATTCTATGAAAAGAATGCTAGGTGATTACGCTATTACAGGTACTGCAGATATGATTACTGATAAATGTATCTATGATTATAAGCTTACTAAAAACTATACTGTTAAGATGTGGAATAAAGAGCCAGAGAAACACGGATATACTATTCAATTAAATGTATTAAGATGGATACTTGATGGAGATGGTTCTCTTGGAGACCACGATATGAAATTAGTTTGGTTCTTAAAGGATGCTAAAGCAACTAAGGATGAACCAAATATGATTATTAGTAAAGTTCCTAAGATAGATATAGAGCCAATCATACAAGAGGCAGTAAATGAGTTAGAAAGTGTACTTGATGTACCTGCTAAGTGTAAGGATTTATGGCCTAGGAAAATAAAGGGAGCTACTGTAAATATGAAATGTAAATATTACTGTTCATATAATAAGGTTTGTCCTCACTATAAAGAGCCAATAGAAACACCAGACTGGTAAACTTTAACCCTAAGCCGATAGCGTAGCGGTAGGCTTAGAATGATTTTAGATTTGATTTAAAAAGGAAAAAAAATATGAATACTTATACAATTCATGTAAATACAGATGCTTACAGTATGCCCCTGTATGAATGTGATGGAATGACAGAAGAAGAGGTTAGAAGTTGGCTCTTAGAGAAGAACTGTTTAGAGCCAGTAGAATATGAATTAATGGTAGAAAGTACAGAGAATGATGATGGTTTTTATTCTTATGATGACTATCCAATGAGTTGCATAGAGAACTGTTAATAAAAATAAAAAAGGAATAAAAATGTATAGATTAATAGAAGATAATAAGTTTATGAAGATAGAGGGGAAATATAGTTTAGGTGGAATGAATTATTTTAGTGGGAAAACTGAAGAGAGAGGACTAAGGGTTCATTTTAGTGTTGTTGAGCAAGATGGGCATTCTGAAATGTATACTCCTATGGATGATACTAACTTTAGATTTTTTGTTAAAGGGATGAAGAGAGCCAGTCAGAAGCAAAGTAAAATATTAGATAATTGGTTATTAGATAATGATGATGAATTGTTTGGTGAATATAATAATTATATAAATGGTAAACCTAATGAGTTAAGAAGGGTTCTTAATGAATGTATAGAGTTTATGTTATAAGTGTTTAAAATACAATCTTAAGTCAATCTATCTTCTCCACTTCGTTACGAAGATAGGGAAAAAGTTTTGAGTAAGTTTTTAGATAAGGTTTGGGATATATATATAAATAATTATATCGAGTTGATTTTTAAAGGAATATTAAATTGAAAAAGAATTTAAAAATTTGTTTCCTTTTAATAAGGAAAGGAATTTTAAAATATGTATGAAAAGGTATATGGACTTCATTTAAATACAAAGGTGTTTATGGGAGAATGTGTATATATATTAAATAAAAAGCATGGAATATTAGATACATTGTATTTTAAATCTAATAGAGATTGTTTAAATGCATATTTTAAATTAAGAGATAATTGTATAGATGAAATGGGTAGAGATGAATGGTATAAAAGACAAGGAATATTGTCTGATTTAAGACTAAATGGTAAAGTAAATATGGAGATATTTGGATGACAATAAGTAAACAATTAGACCTACTTGAAAAACAAGGTATGTACTATACAAATAGAAGACTTTATGAATCTGCTTTATATTATTATGGCTCTATATTATTAAATAGTTATAACTATAGAAAAGCTAATGGTAAGAATATTAAATATTATGGAGTAGTGTTTAGTTCATCTGGTTCTGGTAAAGATTTTAGTTTAGATACCTGCAAGAGTTTATTTAACTTTGATAGTTATGTGAAGAAAATGAACTACAGTGCTACAATTAATAATGAGATGGAAGACCCAGAAGAGAATGCTAAGCTAGTATCCAATTTACCTGCTTCAGTTGAAGTAGCACTAGAAGGAACAAAAGAGGGACTATTTACTGTAGCTAATTCACAAGCTAATAGTGGTTATGGTTCTTTAAACTTAATCAGTAGAGAGATAGGTGATATTATAGCTGGCTCTTCAGAGTTAATCTCTAAGTTAAAAGAATTATATGATGGACATTATAAAGCTAAAGTTATTAAAGGCAATAAAGACAGCAGAAGAGAAACTGATATAGATAATGTAGTTTGTAATATGTTTGCAGCTGGTTCTCAAGCTGGATTCAGTACAGAGGGTAAAACTGAATTACAAAAGATGGTATCTTCTGGTATGTATAGAAGAAGCTATATTATAGATATGAAGCCTAACGATATTATTGAGAATGAAGAAAATATTTCTTTAGAGCCAGTGCTTAAATGGTATGAAGCTTTACAGGCTGAAGAAGATGCTATGTATAAATACAAGTTTGAAGAGAATGGAAACACATTATTCGAAAACAATCTCACAATAACTGATGAAGCTATTGAGAGACTGAAGGAGATTGGTTCTGAATTAATTAATAAAGCTAATGAAGATAAATACAATGAGCTTACAAGGGCAGAGATAGGGTCTAAAACAATGATTGAAGACCTTAGCTATATCATAGCCTTCCTAGAGAGAAAAAGCGTTTGTAGAGAGGTTGTAGACAAAGCTTATGAGTTTTATCAATTTACTAGAAAAACAGTAACTGATATATTTAAAACAGTGCAACCATATCATACAGCTTATGAACTATTGAAAAGAGGAAAAGGATTATCTAAATCAGAGATGATTGAGCTAGATGATAATATTCCTAATGGTGTTAGTAAGTTTAATGAGATGGTTCCTATGCTGCAAGAGCTATGCTATAGAAAGAATGAGTTATTGATTTTACCTGCAGAGAAAGCTATGGTTCCTAGATATGATATAGAACCACTGCCATTAACTAATTTGGATAGTATGATTGTATCTACTGCATCAGGAAAGTCTGAAGGTAGATTTGAAATAGCTTATTATCAAGATAATGTCTCTTTCTTCGGGAAAGACAGAAAGTCTATAGAGTATTTAGTTACTAGCCCTATTGAGTCTTTTTTGTTATGTCATTTTGATGAGAACAAACAAAGTGCAAAGATAGGTATAGATATGGACCCAGAAGGAACTAAGCCTTGTGGATACAGAAGTGAAAAGTATTTCATATCTGGTTCTAATATGGTGGCTTTTGATATAGATGAAGGGTTGTCTCTTGAGGAAGCTAAGAAATTATTGTCTGAGTTTACATATATTATATATACAACGAAGAGCCACCAGAAAGATAAGAATGGATTTGTTGCTGATAGATTTAGAATTATTATGCCAACCAAGCAAACTTATTATTTAGAAGCTAGTCAGTATAAAGAGTTCTATATTAACCTTGAAGAGAGACTGGGTCTTGAAGCTAATGATTCTCAAACTAGAAATGTAAGCAGGTTATGGTTCTCTAATAGGGAAGCTGAGGTGTTTACTAATGAGGGAGAATTGCTTGATACTAGTAGTGCATTGCCTGACACTGAGAAGACAGAAGCTATCTTGCCAATGCTTGATAGTGTTGATGTAATGATGAGTGATGGACTCTTAGATGCTAGACTAGAAGGTATATATAAATACTTTATTACTCAAACATCTGTAGGTGAAAGAAATGGACAGCTATTTAAGTTAGGGAAGATGATACTCGACTTGGGTCTTGACCCAGTTGAACATATGACTAAGGTAAATAGTATGTTATATGAGCCAGTAGGAGACAAGGAATTGAACGCTTTATTTAGAAGTGTATCAAGATAGGATTTGGCATCCAACAAGAAACCTCTCTCAAAGTGAAGTTTAATTCTGAGGAGTAAGTCCAATAAATTTTTTATAAAACATTTACAAAGGAGTAATATGGATAATAACATTGTATTAGTTTACGGTAATTCGGGTTCAGGGAAAAGTTCGTCATTGCGAAACTTGGATTTTGACAGTACGGTTCTTATTAATATTGAAGGTAAGATGCTTCCAATTAGGGGAGCCAGTAAGATGAGACAAGAGGTTCCGAAGAATCTAGTTGAAGTTAAGAAAGCAATCAAAAAAGCAGTTGATGATGATAGTGTAAAAACTATTATATTTGATTCACTTACTATGTTTGGAGATAACATTTTATATCCAGAGCTAGTTAGAGATTCAGCAGACAGTAGGTCAGGCTGGTTAGATTATAGAGATGCAGTATCTGGAATGTTAGAGTATTGTAAGAAGTCAGGAAAGAGTTTTGTATTCATTGCTTTAGCAAATGATGTACTTAATGAAAAAGAAGCTGTATTGAAGACAGTGCCTGCAATCCAGGGAAGTATGAAGAACAGTTTAAGTAGTCACTTTACAGTGGTTCTGAAAACTGAAGTGTTGGTAAAAGATGACAAACTGCAGTATGTTTTCCAAACTAATAAGACAGTTCAAGACAAAAACAATGAAGCAAAGAGTCCATTTGGATTATTTGAAGACCTGTATATCGACAATGATGTGGCTCTAGTATTAGATGCTATTAATGAATATAAATAAAAAAACAAGGAATAAAATATGAGTAACTGGGGATTAGATAACGACCTATTAATAAAGACACAAGCAGAGAGTATCGCAAGAGTAGCAGATGGGTTCGCACCATTACCAAGTGGAGCTAATAAAGTAACTATTGATAAAATGTATATTTCAAAGACAGAGAGTGGAGCATCTATGATGAATTTAACTTTCAAGATTAAAGATAGTGAGAAGCTTATCTTTGCTAAATACTGTACTAGAAGTGGTGATGAAAAAGGAAATAAAGCTACATTTACAATCCTAGATAAACATCCTGAGTTCTTAAAGAAACAGTATGGGGTAGGAAATGAAGCACCATTACCAGACTATAAGTTTATTACTCAACTATTTGCAGCTGCAAAAGTAGAAATGAAAGATAGTGCACCTGAAGATGGTATGGTTAAGGTAGGCGATAATGTTATCGAAGCTAAAGTGTTCAAGACTATGTACGGAAAAGAGCTTACAGTGTGTGGACAGGTTCAAGAATCTGAATATAATGGTGAAATTTCTGAGAAACATATTCCAGTAATGTATCTTGATATTGAAGGTAAAAATGCTGAAGGCAACGATATGGTTGAAAAATTTAATAAGAAAATTGAAAAAGAGCCAGTGAAGAGATTAAAGAATAAGCCTGCTCCTGCAATTAGACCTGTAGAGAACGACGATATTCCATTTTAATGGAATGGCTATACAAAGGCGAAGAGGTTCCTAATGAACCTCCTTTTGCCTACGGCTTTATCTACAAGATTACCTATATTGATGGCTCTTACTATTATGGAAAGAAATCTTTTTATGAAACTATTAGTAAGCCACCATTAAAGGGATACAAAAGAAAAAGAGTTATCACTAGAGAGAATAAGTGGAGAAAATATACTGGTTCTAATGATGTGGAGCTAGAGATAAAAAGCAAAGAGATACTTGCTCTTGCTAATTCAAAGAGCCACTTGTCATATCTTGAGTATGAACTGCTGTTTAAAACTAAGTCTATGTTTGATTGTGATTGCCACAATAAGAATATAGGTGGTAAGTTTTTTGAAGGAAATATAGATAGAAGAACTGGAGACTGGCTCAAGTTTTTTGAAAAGGAAAATAATGATTAATTTTAAATTAAATGTATGGGATGCCATAGAGATTGAAGATACTAAGTTTGATGTTACTTGGGCAACTAACGACCCTAAGTTTCAAGGTAGGGTTACTCTATCAGTAGAGGATAGCAGAATATTTAGACAATTACTGCTAGATAGATGTATAGACCAAGCTGCCTGGCAGCTGTTAAAGACTGGAGATATTTCTTGTCTCAAGAGCCACCAAGCAGGGAACAGAACAAGGGTAAAGAATGATAGAATTAATTAAAGGGGACTGTTTAACTGTTATGGATGAGCTTATAGCTAAAGGTGTTAGAGTCGGACTAACTGTCACATCACCGCCTTATGACAATTTAAGAGATTACAATAATTCGCTAGAGTGGAATGAAGATATTTGGAAAAGAGTTATATCTAAGTTATATGATATTACAGATACTAATGGTGTTGTTGTTTGGGTTGTTGGTGATGCTACAATAAATGGCAGTGAAACTGGAACATCTTTTAAACAAGCGTTATATTTTATAGAGTGTGGATTTAAGCTACACGACACTATGATATATGAAAAAAATAGTAGCACATTTCCTGCAAGGGCAAACAGCAATAGATACACTCAGATATTTGAATATATGTTTGTTTTTGCAAAAGGTAAAGTTCCTAAACAGCTGATTTGCGATAAAGCAAATAAATGGGCTGGACACAAAGATTATAGTGGTAAGCTAAAGAATCCAGTACCTGAATTTAGCCCAAGAACGAATATATTTAAGTATGTTACTTCTAAAGGGAATACAGGAATACACGATGCTCCTTTTCCAGAGCAATTAGTGGAAGATATGATAATTTCTTTTGCCAGAAAAGGAAGTCTAATTTTTGACTGTTTTTTAGGAAGCGGAACTACTGGTAAGGTAGCTAAAAAGCTTGGTTTTGAGTTTAAGGGAATAGAAAAAGTGCCTGAGTATTTTGACATAGCTAAAAAGCGTATAGAAGATACAGTAGTAGAGAAAGGATTGTTTGATGAGTAAGATAGATTTATATAAAGGTGACTGTTTAGAGGTTATGGATGAGCTTATAGCTAGGGGTGTTGTGGTGGATGCAATTATTACAGACCCACCATATATTGACTATCCCAAAGTATTATGATATAATATTGTAAATACTTTAAAAGGTGGGATATGTTAAACAAAGAATTAATTTGTAAAATGTATAAAGATGGTAAGTCTATGAGACAAATAGCTTTAGAATTTGAGACTAATCATAAAAGAATATCAAGAATACTAAAAGGTAAAAATATTCAAACAAGAAAACCTAAAAATTTAAGAGGTGTAAAAAAGTTTGAGTGTGACAATGAAAGACTGTATCATAATATGGCTACACATTTAAGATTTGATGTAAGTTATGAATGGTTAATGCAATTTAAAGATTTTAAAAAGCTTCAACTATTAAATGATGTGATAACCGATAGAAATGGAAGATGGAAAGTTGATACAAAATGGTACAAGGAATATTTGCTTAAATTTTATAGT